CTCCAGCCGCCGCAATGACCTGCGTATCAGCCGTGCCCGTGATCGCTGCCGAACCGCCGGATATGGTCGTCCCGGCGATGGCAAACGTGACCACCGCGCGCCCCTGAACATCATAGACCGCGTTCACCCGGTCGCCGGTCTGGACGGCGTTAATGTTGGTGGTTCGCGCCAGCCCGCCGATCTTGACCGGGTTGCCCGAATCCGCGGCGTCGTTCGCGACATTGCCGGTGGCCGTAACCGTCGATGTCTGCTCGGGAATAAACGGGTCGCCGTTGGTCCCCGAACCAGTCGCCTTGAGATATACGGATGTTCCGGTTGCGTCCTTGACCTGCACGTTCGCCATGGTTTACCTCACCAGAGACCCAGCCATCCGCTGTTGGCCCCATCGTTGAATTCCAGCTCCTGCTCGATTAGCCGTTTTGCCCGATACCGTGCCTGTCGCACCCGGTAGCCATCGGACCGCTCGCAGTCAAACTCGATGCTCGGTATTGCGATGATACGGTATTTGCCTTTTTCGGCGTTGTCTGGTCCATATACTGTGACCACATCACCCAGCCACAGCGGAATATCCGTTGTGCTGTTGACCAGAAGGTCGGATTCCCATTCGATGATTTGCCGGCCCGGCATCAGCCGCTGGGCCAGCGTGAGCGCCACATACCCGAGCGCGTTGCTGGTATTGATCGCCGGGTCCTGATACAGCACAGGCTCGACCGCGCCAAGCCAGTTGTCGGGCCGGCTCGATGGTGACAGGGTCGGGTCCTGCGATGCGTCGTCGTTGAGCGTCCCCCAGATCAGCTGCCCGGTATGCGGGTCTTGTCCGACAACCTGTACCTGATTCGCTTCTGGTCGCTCGTAAAGTTCCGAGAACTTTCGGTAGACTCGGCTCGGTCGAAGCCCTTCGGCAACGCCACCGGCGGTGGCATTCGCGATGCTTGCGTACAGCGTGAGTTGTGGTGTCGGCGTGGTCGCCTCCACATCGACCAGATGGTACTGGTAACCGCTCGTGGTCGGTTGCCAACCGCGCACCCATGTCGAGCAGTATTCGTCGTGAACCTTGTCCAACCATTTGCCGATCGTGTCCCCACGATCCGGCAGGACGGCGTATTTGCCCAGCGACACATCAACCGACGCCGCCATTTTTACGCCGGCGTCGGTCACCACGACAGCGCCAGCGGCAGGATCGATACCGCATTGCGCCAGCAGGTCATCGACCGTTGATTTGAGCTGCACGTTGTCGTACGGGATCGGCTGGGAAAACCAAGTGCGGTCGAACAGGCCGGCGCGGTCGGATCCCTGAAACGTCAACAACGACAAGTCTTGATTGGATGTCGTATCGGCCTCGAAATACTCGATCTGCGGCGGGTCCAGCGTACCGCGCACCAGATCCGAAACCACGGTCGGACTACTGGTTGCGTTCTGGACCGCTATTCGGAATGGTCGGTTGGCGATGATATGGGGGCGATTGACCCCGGCATCCGAAAGCTTCTTTCGCCTGGCGGCGAGAGTGACTCCCACGCGCCCATCTTCGCCCACCTGCATGGACAGGCTCTCGATATCGCAGGTAACGTCCACTTCGCTGCTCGATGTCGTCGTATAGGTTGGACCGTAAAAAGCATCAGCGCTATAGATTCCGATGTTGTTCTGACCGGTCCCGCTGATGCTTATCTTGAGGCGGCTGTCGTACTCCGTACCGTTGTAGGACAGCACCGTGCCGTTGGCGTCGGTGAGTTGCTCTGTCGGATTGATGGTTGCGCCAACGCCGAAATTGTGTCCGTAATATCGAGCGGCGCTTGGGACAGCCGGCCATGGGTACCGAGCGGTCTGCAACTTGGAATAGATCACGCCGGCGGTCTCGTATCGAACCTCGGCGATCTGCCATGCCGCCTTGCCGACCGGAGCGTAAATATAAAATGGTTCATCCGGGGTAATGATCGGGGTCTCGTCGGTTGAGTACCACTCGGGCAGATCGGTGAATGTGTGGACCACACCGGAGCCGTTCGCGTCGATGATCAGCAGGTCCCGAAACCGACACGGTATCAATGTCATCGCGACAAATTTTCGCCGGCTGTTGTTGCCTGATTTTGCAACGCGGGCCGTCGTCCGAGCGTCGGCGTCTGGTGTGTATTCGCCGACCTGTACGCCGGCTTTGTAGACGACATATGTGCCGTTGCTACGGAGCTGGACCGACACGCCGTCGCCGCCGCCGTTGCTCCATCCGCACTCCAAAACAACGGTGTTGGCGTTGGAGCCGACGCCGTCGATGTATGCCGCAACGTGCATACCCTGATTGATCGGCAGGACGTACCGGGTTTGCACGACCTCCGTGACGCCCTGCGCCTCGTGCCAGTAATCGCCGGCGCCCCTGATCTGGTTCACCTTCCATTTTGCCGGCGTGGGAAATACCAGATTGGTTTGGCCGATGCGGGCATAATTTCCCGTGAACGTCGTTTCCCATGCCGCCGTCATAGGGAGCGGTGCGAGCATCGCGGTATTGGTGACCGGATCGAAATACACCCCGCTGGAAAATGCCTTGTCCCAGTTGGTGCCATCGACGGATGCGACAATGCGCCCGACGTCGATGCGCGGCTCCGCGCAATCCATGTAGATTTTCAGCGGGTGGACGGTCGCCATATCAGCCTCTCGGTATTCCGTATGTACCCGATCGCCTGATCTGATCCATGGTGAGCGCCCGTATCTGCCGCTCGATAATGGAGCCGCCCATCACCGCGCTGCTCTGGTAGCCAGCGCCGGCGATCATGCCGCGCGATGCCCGCATTTCCGCAGCCGTCACTCCCAGTTGGGCGATCTGCCCGCCGCCGACCTGCCGCTTGGTTAACTCATCGGCTGTTTCCCGAGTATTGCGTTCGATGCGGTTGAGCGTGTTTTCGGCCGATGTCGGTTGGTTTCCGGGTGCCTGTTGCTGGTTGCCGCCGAAAATCAAGCCCGATGGTAGTGCCGGTTGCGGTCCCATTTTCGCCAGCACGTTTGCCTGTGCTCGTTGCTGGAATGCTGACATCCGATTGACAATATCCGGCGATTCAAACTGATACTCTCGGATATGAGTTAGCTCGGGCGCGGCCAGTTCCTTCATCTGGAGATTTTTAAGTTTGAAAATGTTCCCAGTCAACGCATTGATGTAGGCAACGACCGGATCGAGGATCAACACAAATGCGTTGTAAATGGTTACGCCGATGTTGGAAAATGCCGCACCGATCTCCGAAAATATGTTTTTCCATGTCGTCGAAAAGTTGTTGAAAAAAGTGCTAACCATCATCTGGACGTCGGCCAGCACGGCTTGAAACAGTTGTGGAATGAATGCGGCAATCGACATCATATGCGTCATGACGCCGATCATGGTCTGCTCGAACCCGACTCCGAAACCACCGAGCCCTTCGATGAGGATTTGGAACATTTCCTGAATTGCGCCAGACGATGCAACCGCCGTAAATATTTGCCCGATGGATGTGGCAACCGATGCAATCATCGACATCAGTTGCCCGGCAGAATCGGACGACGTCATGAACATATCAATAATGCCGCGCCCGATTGGCAAAATTGCTTGTTCAAACGCATCCGACAGATTTTCCATACTGGTGATGGCACCACCAGTCGCCTTCGGCAACTGTTCCAGCCCGTTTACTATTCGATCAATCGCCTCGGTCGCCGTAAAACCCATTTTCTGGATATCCTCGGTTACCGCCGTGCCAAACGCTGATTGCAATACCCCGCGAATCTGGGGAACCCGCTCGGCGATCTGATTGATTTCTTCGGCCGACAATTTGCCCTTTGATGCGATCTGGCCGAGGGCCATGATTACACCGTCCAGCTCCGCTTTGCCACGACCTGCTAGCGCCAAGGCGTTTCCAAAACCGCCGATTGCACGTTCAGCTAGCGCAGCCGATAAGCCAGCGGCTTCAAGGTTTAGAACACCTTGTCGAACCTCGGATAGCCCGAGACCGGGTAGTTTTGCCAGTTCCTGCAATCGCCCGAGCTGGGCCGTCAGTTGCTCGGCGTTGGCAGAATAGGCGGCGAGCCCGCGCACCTGCGCGTCAAACGACATAGCCGCCTGAATGCCGCTACCTCGCGTCATGACAGTCGTTGCTATGTCCAACAGCCGCATTGCATCGGCGGCGGTGCGAATCGCCTCGCCCATGGACCGCGCAGAGTTGCCGACACGCGACAACGCCTGTCGAGCCGCGCCCTCGCCGATCACCGATATACGCGCTGTCAATTCGGCAACGGTCACGATCCACCCCCAAACATTGCGCCCAGTTGCTCGTTGCGCTGCCTGTCGGCCTCGCGCCCGACGAACGCAACCTCGGCCATTTGGTCTATTGTCAAATCAAGCTCGGACGGGTGCCGATGCAAATACCGCACGGAGTACCAGAGTACCTGTCCTGCTACTCCGCGGATGCGTTTTTTGCGTCGTCTATCCTGCGGTCGAAATTGTCCAGCGGGAACCGGGCCGTGTATTCCCCGAGGATACGGAAAAACACCGCCTTGCTCGCGCGGGCCAAATTGCCAAACGCCCGAATCGGCGATTCGCCGTCGTCGTCCGGTCCCGGCAAATACGTCCTACCGATCAGGTATATCTGATACAGCATGGCGTCCGGGAACTCGGGGAACGCTACGCGCATTTGCTGGAGTTCCCGCGCATCCGGGAATATGTCAGCTGCTTTAGGTTCGCGGAATCGAAACACCGCGCCGTCGCCGGCAACGTCGGACAGGTCCAAATCGAGGATGCCCAGATCGGGGTCGCGCTCGATCTGGGCAAGCTTTTTAAGCGGCATCTATCAGTCCCACGCCGTCGCGACACCGTTGGCACCGAGCGTCACGGTCATGGTTTCGGTGACCGCCTCGTTGTTGGCGGCGTTGACTCCCCAGCCCGTCACCACGCCGGTATAGGTTTTGATTGCGCTCGTCAAACCGCCAAGGGTGAAAACGATTTGCGCGTAATAACCTTCTTTTTCCGCGCAGATGGGGCCAACTACCGAATCCACCAGCAGCTCAAGCTCGAGGGTCCCGCTGGCCTTGGTGACTTGCGCTTTGGTTTGCGTATCGCAGAGTGCCGAAACGTCGGTCGTTGCCACCGTGGTTGAAACCCGCGCGGAGCGGGCGATGCAGGTATATGTGTCAGCTGTAAATGTTCCCGGTGTCCCGTCCTGAAAACCACCGAATGCGATCGTGACTGTGCAGTTTTCCCCGACCAGCGCCGAGGTACGCGAAAATGGCATGGTTTGACTCCTAGCTCTGTGTGATCACCCGGTATACCGCCGTGATCCCGTAATCGATCCGTCCCCCGGCCGACAGCGAAAACGTCTGCCCCGGCAGCTCCCGCCTAATTTGGAAATCGGGCGTGGTCGTCGTGACATACTGGTTGTCCAGCAACGTGTCGATCCGATCCATTATCAGACCGATGCGCCGCGTTGACATCGAGCCGGTCTGATTGTCCCATACGGTCACCCGGTACGCAATCGATGCGAATACCCGGGTGCCGCACATAGCGGGTTCGTCCGCGCCGGCGCTGTCAAGCGCAAACACAACGAACGGTACCTGCGGCGCTTTGTTGGATACCGGATCGACCTGCGGCGCAACGGTGTTGTATATGCCCTGCTGGTAATTGGGCGCTCGGTTGTCAACCGCTAGCAAACCGGCCAGCGTCGCATCGGCCTTGAGCGTGTCGTATATCCAGTCGTCGATGACGCGCGGTTCGTAGGCCATTACGGTTTACGTCCTTTCATGACCGCCGCGACCGCTTGCTGAAACGGTTTGCGGTGACGCTCAGTAGCCGGCGCGAGAAACGGGAACGGGCCGGCATGGGAACCGCCGGCCGTTATCCAGCCGATCTCAAGCGGGATGGCGTATTCGGCTCCGACCCGGACCTCGGCAACCGCCGGCCTGATTGGTTTGGACATGATGCTGCCGGCTAGGTTGCCGGTATCCGTGTTTGGTGGATTGCCGGGCAATGCGTGGTAGCCGGTCCTGCCGCCGGCGCTGTAGGCGTTGCCCCGGCTTTGTCTGGCCATGATGGATTGTTTCGCGTCGGCCTCGATGTTGGCGGCGGTGGTATTGACAACCAGCGTCAAGGTTTCGAGGTTGCGCTGGTAGGCTCGCAAACCGTCCGTCTTGACCGTGAACGACATCCTAATCATCGGGACCGCACCTCGACCACGACCGGGCCGGCGATGAGCGTGGTGCCACCAGATACGGCGCGGATCGTCAACCGCACGGTTGCCGCAACGGACCACGCGCTGCGCGTCCATTGGATCAATCCGCGCGATGCCGCCACCGCGGTAACCGTGCCGCTGCTGATGTACGGTGATCCGGTGTTTGCATCCACGATCTGGGCCGTGAGCGTGTATCCCGTGAGATCAACTTCATCCCCGGCCCCGTCGAGGAAATTGAACGTGTACGGTTGCGTCATGCCGACGTACGCGTGAATGGTAGGCGGCTGGTCCGACCAGTCGCCCTCCCATCCCAATCGGTAGCCCGGTGCCGGCATTATCGGCTCCTCACGATGAGCGGTAGCGGGCCGGCGATAATGACGTCGGTGCCAACCGTCGCTGATACGGTGATCCGGTAGGTACCGGCGGTCGCGCTCCAATCGGCGATCGTGTCAACGTACACCATGCCGAGCCGTGCGAGCGACAGCGTCGCGCTCTGGTCCGTACCCACAGTCGCCCCGGTGCTGGCGTTGCGTACACCGACCGTGACGGTAGCGCCTGTCAAATCGATCGCGTTGCCGTCGCGGTCCTGCACCTGCATATCGAGCCGTAGCAGGGTCCCGACGTAGACATCCACCGCTCCGTCGGGGTACTGGGTATCCGCGCGGAGCTGGTATGGCACGTTGCCCGCCGCAATGGTGGAGCCGCCTCCACCGCCACCGGTTGGTGCGAGCGCGAGCGCGGTCGCGTCAAACTGGAAGTCCGCTCCGGTGGTCTGGATCATGTTGTGGAGCCGCGCCAGCACGTTCCCGACATCCCCAGCCGCGTAGGTGCTGGTGCTGGTTGCCTCCGTCAGAACGCCCTGCGCGATCTCGGTAACCGCATCGGTTGCCAGCGCGTTGGCGTTAATCGCCCCAGCAGCGAAATCAGCCGATGTTATAACGCCCGGTTGCAGCTCGTGGATGTCCGCGGCAACGTGATTGGAACCGGTGACCTGAACCTCGACGTTGCTATTTGCGGCCCGCAGGATTCGACCACCAAACGTTCCGGCGGTGGTATGCGCCGCCAGCGTTTCATCCCAGACCGTATCGGCGATCTCCTCTGCCGCATCCGTCGCCAAAGCCGCCGCGGTAATCGCCCCGGCTCCGAAACTGCTGCTCGTGATCGCACCGCTCGCGATCGTGGACGTTCCGATGGCATTGCTGGCAAACGTGCTGTTGCTGATCGCTCCCGATGCCAACACGCTGTTGGTAATTGCCGCCGCGCCAAACGTGCTGGCCGTGATCGACCCGGCAGACAAGCTGTATCCCGTCTTGTCGTTGTTGGTGCCGACCGTAACCGCACCGCTGTTTAGCGTTATCGCGCTTGATGCGAGCCGGCTGGATATGGTCGCGTTAATGTTGTCACCGATGATTTTGCCCGCCGTGCCAGCCCCGTAGGCACCAGGAAGAGCAGTGGCCCAAGGATCGCCAGAGGATCCAGCCGCGTTCAGAGCCGCGCCCGTCGAGCCGCTGGCAAGGTGACCGGAGAGGACTTCATCCCAGACCGCATCCGCAACGGTAGCCGCGCTCGGTGCCGATGCGTTTTTGAGGTACGTCCCGGCATACCCAACGGTCGTGTATCCGCTGATATCCGTATTCCAGACATTCGCGGCGGTGAGCGTCGATGTACCGACCGATGCGGGGAATGTAACTCCCGTGCTGGCTGTGACGGTCGAACCGGCAAGTTGGGTCGTGTTGGCCGTGACGATCCCACCAGCCGTTATCGCGAGGCTGGAGAAGTTGCTTGGAAAAGCCTGCGTGAGGCTGTATCCCGTTTTGTCGTTATTGGTGCCAACGGTAACCGCGCCGCCAGCGGTAATTGCCAGCGATGCAAAATTAGCCGGGAATGATTGCGTCAGCGAGTAGCCGGTCTTGTCGTTATTGGTCCCGACCGTGACGTTGCCGCTGGCTACGTTGAGCTGCGCCGTACCGGTGCCGCTGGTGATTATTGCGCCGGCGCTACCGGACGCCACATTCGGCAATGCCGACAGTCCGAACCGGGTCGCGTCGTACAGGTCAACCGTAACCAACTGTATTTCCGCGAACGTCGGAGCCACTCCGCTTGCCTGAATTGATACCAACAATTGAGTCGCGTTGCTCACGTTAAACCGAGCATCGGCGATTTGTATTTCGTATACACCCGGGAAGTTTGTGGCATCGACCTCCTTGAACCTCGCTTTACCGGCGGTCGGTGCCGCAAACGTTCCCAGCGTGGTGATCGTTTCGGTATTCGACGCCGCGGCGGTATAGGTCGTCGCCGTCGCCTCATTATCCGCGATGGTCGAAATAATCAACCCGGTGGACGTATTGGTTAGCCCCGTCTTGCCAGCGCCTGTGGTGCTGGTCGAGTCTGGCAAAAACACGCGGAAGATATTGGACGTCGCGCCGCGTTTCAGAATCCGTTTCATCCGCTAATCCTCCCTGTCATACCGGGATGCACCAGCAATCCACCACCGCCCGAGCCGCCACTAGTTGTGGCAACCAATATATTCATCGCGGGAATAACGCCCGTCGTTTCGGCAAATGTTCCCGCGTTCGACCTTGTTAGATATTTCAGGGTGCCGGGTGCTATCGCGCTTTTATAGGTATCGTCCACATCGAACGTCCTGTATGCGCCGCTTGAGCTATTGCTGGATGTAACCTCAACCGAGCAAATGTATTCCTGATCGTAGTTAAGGCTGGTCAATGTGGATTCGTCGAACATCATCGTTACCCATTGGTCGTTAAGGATGCGGGTTGCGTCCATGTCGAAAACCGCGCCCTGCAACTGGGTAATGGACGAATAAGCCGTCGTGACCGAAAACAGTTTGAGCGATAACGAAACACCGTTGTTTTGCGCCCCAAATGCGCCCTCGATGCCAACAACCGTAAATGTTCCGGTTTGCGCGGGCAGCTTAAATGACAACGCGATTTCGTCCGGGGTATCTCCATTGTCCCAACCGGTTACCTGATTTGCCGCAGCTAGGTTGTAACCGTAGGCTTTCGTGGATGACCGAATCATATAGATCGGCCACCCCTCTTGAGTCGATCCTGCGCCGGTCCTACCGGCAGGGAAACCGGGACCACTGCCGCTGATGTTGTTCCAAATTCGCCCGATGGTGATGCTATTCGACGCATCCCATGTACCAACGGCTTGGCACTCGACGGCGACGCAGTAAAACGATCCACGGGTTATGTTGATCGAGGAGATACTACCGCCCGCGTTGTTGTTGGTAATCGCCGTCCAAACAAACTTCCCGTTGTCACCGGCGGCGTATGTTGTTTTGTCGCCGTAACCCTCCCACGTTGTATTGGGCGCACCGTTTGCGTCTAGGCCGCGAATACCTATGCGGAGCGTACCGGGAGAGCCAGTAAGGCCGGTTTGCAGGAATGCACAATGGGTAATGGTGGCATCTTCCTCGGCCTGAAACAGGTAATAATATTTTGCGGTGCTACTGTTTAGGGTCGTGGTTTGCCGCGTTGGGGCCGATCCACCAGTAAGCCGGTAATTTTGCCATGGGTAATTGTAAAGCCAACTAGCCATTAGGTACCTCGGCCTTCACCCAGATATCGGTCGGGTTGGCACAATCGAATGTGGCCGTTTTTCCGATGACTTGCTCCTGCAACCAATCCAAAACCAGCAAGCGTTTGACGATTTCCTTGTAGGCATCCTCGCGGAAAAAATCGTCGCCGTTTGTCATGTAGTCCGAGTTATCGTTTGGCGCGTCACTAAACGATGCCGAGACGTAGGACGATTCGCCAGTGCTAACTATTTCGCATCGCACAAGGCCCAGTTGAAATGCGATATTTGCTCGTGTATCAGGCATCGTTTTTTCCCTTGACCACCCAGAACGGCCCGGACTTGTCGGCCCGCACGAAAAACCCCAGCACCGCTCCGACCATAGCCGAAACGATGCCGTTGATGGATCGTACCACCGCCGTCTGCAATCGCAACCACAGCTCATCGATGCCAGCGCCGGCCGGCAACTCGGCCGAAAACACGGCCAAAAACTCGGTCGCACAAGCGGCAATGGCCGCCGTCATAACGACGGCGGCCAACCTGCGCTTGGCGATGCGCCCGAATCCCATTAGGCCTCGGGAACCAGCTGAAAAGTTTTGAACGCCGACCCCTTGAGCGCGGTTACGACGATCACCCCGTCGTTGTTGATATCGGTTGCCGACATCAACGACCATCCATCCGCGCCGGCGGTTACGGTGTTGAGGTCCACCAGTTTCCCATCGCGGAAAACAAACGCCACACCGGGATTGCCGAGCGATCCTACGATGACGCCGGCGTTGTTGATACCGAGCGCGAGACCCTGCGTACCAGACAACGGAACTATCTGGCCGGCGTCGAACCGCACCGGTACGTTGTTGCCGTTGATGGTCGCCTGTCCAGCGATGACCCCGGAATCGTTGACAGCGTAGGCCCAGCTCTGGCCAGCTCCGGTATGCAAATCAACGATCGCGTTGTTTTCCCATTTGCAGGCATGCATGACAACGCCGGTCGTGCCGGCGATGCTGGACGAACCAACGATCAACCCGCCGGCGTTGATGGCGTAGGCGATCGAGCCGCGCCCGCCCAGCGTACCGAGGTCGTTGGTCACGCCGGCTGTGTGGGCAAACGCAACGGCTGATAGATTCGCTTTTCGCGCCTGTCCGACAATGGTTGTTCCGTTGGTGCCGCGCGGCATGACGGTCGTGCCGCCAAGCCCGGGGATGATGGACACCTGCCCGCCCTCGTATTTCCATCCCTGAATGGAGCGTCGGTCCGGGGTGGTGACGGTTCCCACCACCTCGTTATCGTTGCCGATGGCGGTGGCCTGTGAGTTGTAACCATCCACCGGGATCAACACCATCCCGTCCGCGTTGGCCAGATAGGCCCGCTCCGATGCGGTCGTCGATCCTGTTTTGCCAACGATCCATTCGTGATCGTTGATGCCCGCCCCGGAGCCGTCGGCTACCGGTGTCGCGATGTAACGCATTATCTGTCCCCTCCTGTTTGGCGCAGCGCCTCGAGACGTTGCAGCCGTGTTTCGATGTTGTCCAATTGGCGTTTCAACGCCTCGCTATCCGTGCGTGTTTCGGCGATTGCGATTAGCACCTCGGTATGGCGCTCCTGCGCCGTGCGTTGGTTGTAACTGATTGACGCCCATGCCGAGGCGATGGACGCCCCGGCGGCGGCGAATGCAATAATCCGATCCGTTGTCATGCAACGCGCTCCTGTACACGCACGACCTGCACCAGCAGGTCGGTTTGGCCGGCGTTCGTGCCGACCACATCATACGTCCGATCGTCGCCGGTTACCGTTATGCGGTCCTGTGGCAATACCTGCGTCGATGTTGGCAGGACAATGTCCCATGACGCCGTAGCCCGTACGGCCTCATCCTGCACCAGCTCGGAATCGGCTACGTTGAGCCATCGCGCCGGCACGTTATGGGCGACCTGTCGCCATGTCATCGTTTGCCCGCCGGCTCCGTCGGCGTCTATCACCATCCGCACGACGTTGACGCGCACGGTGCATAGCCGCGCCTCCATGCGGGCAGACAGGCGCGCGCGCAATACCGGGTCCATTAGATGATCACCAACGGCCGAAACTTCTCGGCCTGCTCCAGGCAATGCGTCCGCAGCTGGGATAGTTTGACGTCCATCGCTCCATCCTTGGAGTCGATTTCGGACGTCACCCGGGACGCCTTGATCAGCCATACCTGCCGGGTCGCGGAACGTACATCGTAGCGCTCGACCTGCGCCGGCCCGTAATCAACCCACATCAGCTCCGGGTTGCTGGACCCGTCTGTTGTCGGCCAACCGATGTATTGGTTGTATGGCGCGGTAGGCCAATCCGGCTCCGTCGCGCCGCTGGTGCCGGCCCGCCGGCATTCATACACGCGACCGTTTGGCGTGGTGCCGACCACGCGATCGCCAACGGCGTAGGCGGTGCTGGCCGCCCATGTTGTGAATCGGGAAAACTGATCAACCACGGTGCCGATGTCGTCGGACGATACCTCCGGGTACGACAGCGTGTCTGCCCAGAGCGATACCCGCGCGATGGCGTCGGTGCGTGATAGCGGCATGGATCAATCCCCCGAAAGAAGAAAAGTCCCCCCGGCATGGTCGATGCCGGGGGGATGCCACCATTAGGTGGACTGGAACGCACCAACGATGAGCGAACCAGGTACGCGGCTCGATGCGGTCGCGTTGACGTTGCCGAGGTCAAATGCATTGAACCCGTATCGACAGGTCCCCTTGAACGCCAACGAATCCTCGACGAAATACCGCTGATCGGAAACCTCGATGGTCACGCCGCGGCGATCGCCGAATGCGGTACCAACGGACAGGTCGCCGAGCAACACGGCCGGCGAGCTGGCCGTGTTGACCTTGGGCATATTTTGCACAAAGACCACCGGGTATCCGTAGAGGGTCGGATTCGGGCCGTAGGCGTTCTGGATGGACTCGATGTTGTTGCCACCAAGAGCATCCAAGCGCAAGCCGATATTGTTAAAGAAAAATTCCCTGTGCATATACCATTTGGCATTGGCGGCATACGTCGGGAGCTTCTGCACCATCGCGCGGATGTTGGCAAGCGTAGGCTGGCCCGCAACCGAGCCGGCGTCGAACAACACCAACGAGGCGATATTCGCCTTGGTCGCGTTGAGGTTATACACGCCGTACAGGATGCCATCGATGCCGCTGGTAGCGTCAACCGCGCTGTTGAAAACAACCCGGTCTTCCTCTTTGGCCATGACATACGCCATGTCCCGAGCCAGCGTAGCACCAAAATCGATGACGCTATCCTCGGCCAGCTCTTTCGAAACCTGCGTCAACACGGCCATTTTTTTAGCCACCAGCTGGACCTGCGCGAACGTCAGATCGGATGCGGTGATGGCGGTGTTTTCACCCGGGTAATAGACCGTCGTTGACGCGGAGGCGTTCGGGACGTTGAGGATGTCGCTGCTCATCGGGTAGATTTTGCAGTTTTGCCGAGCGATCCCAAACGCTTCACGCAGGTAGATCAAATCGCTGGACAACGGGTCCGGGACGGTGAAACCACCAGCGGTGGTCGTACCTTCGCTCTGCGCCTTGAGGTTGTTGTTTACCCACTCGATGGCCTTGCGGTTGCCGAGGAGCGATTGCGCCCAGCGGCCCCATGCGTACGCCTTGTAGTTGGCCTCGTCGCGATCACCCGGGAGAGGATTGCGGCCAATGGTGCCAGACTTCCACGGCTCGCTGGCCGGCTGCGGCTTCGCGGCAACAGGTGCCATTTCGCCGAGCGATTTGACGGCTTCGATGCGAGCAGCGATTTGCTCGGCCTCGGCCATTAGCGATTTGACCTGCGCGAGGTCGGATTCGGGATTGTTGGCGAGTTCGCGGGCGGTCGCGAGGACCGTCGCGCGCTTTTCGCTGAGTTGTTCGACTGTCATTTCGATAGCTCCATAAGGATACCAAGCCGCGTTAGTATGTTGTCGCGCTCGGTGTCGTTGGCCGTTTTCACGGCCGGTGTGTCGTCGATGGTTTCGGGTCCGTCGTCATGGCCTGCGTCCCGCAGGGTCGCCCAGATTTCTGGTGCCAGCCGTTTGGCGTCCGAACGGCTCAGGCCGACTGCATCCCGCAGCCGGCGCTCGGTATTGCGTAGGGTATCGGGGGATACCCGTTGCAGGGATTTTACGTCCAGCGACAGGTTGTCCACCATGCCGCGCAACCGCGTCGCAAATTGATCGATCAGCGCCTGAACAAATGCGGTGCGGTCGCCGTCTATCATTGCCACCGCTTCGACGCCGGCGCAGAGCGCCTCGTAATGCGCCTCGAGCGCCTCGTGCAAAACGTCGAATTGCAGCTCGGAAAACGCCTCGGCTGCGAATTGTTCCGGGGATTGATCGGGAGCCGGCGGCGCGATCATATCCTCGTCCTCGCCGTCGTCCTCCGACTCGCCCATCGGCATCATGCCGTACAGATCCTCGATGGATTTGACGGTGTTGCGAAACTCTGCCGGCGTCGGTGTGATCGATGCTTCGGCGATCGGCCAGCGCACGATTTCGGACGCGACGCCTTTGGATTCGCGCTCGACCAGATGACCAGCTGCGCCACTACTGAAACCCATCTTGCCCTCTTTGGCAAGCTTCGCGATCATGCGGCCATACTCGTCGGCCAGATCGATCTGGGCCTCGTACCACAATCCGGTGTCGTCCGCTTTGACGTAGCCGGTGCCGATCGCCCTGCGGCCAACCTTGCTATCCATCCCATGGTGGTAGTACAGGTTGAGCGGGACACGGCCTTTTGCCGGGAAACCGTAGTCGGTGCCGGCGGTGAAAAAATCGCCTTCCAGATCGGTTTTGCTCGGGTCGCCGAACCGCACCAGATACCCCTTGACATAGCCGAGGCGGTCCGATTTGACGGCGTCGCCGGTTGTTACATCTGTCATACCGAAAGCTCCTTGAGCGGTCGTATTCGCGTTGTCGGCCCCCACCGGGTGTCGTTGTCAACCGCTATCATATCCGACAGCGGGTAGCCATCGTCAAATAGCGCCATTCGACGCGGGCCGAATATGCCCATTAGCTCGTCGCGATCGAGGCCGGCCATGATCCGATCTGGTGTAACCGGCCCGGGTCGCAGGTCCGGTATGGACGGGTCGTCCGTGATTTCGGCCAGCGATGGCGTCACCGGGACCATGACGCAACGGCAGTTTGGGTGACTCGGCATGATTTCGGCCGTGCGGTGGATCGTACCGGACAACGCCAGACAGGCCAGACATACCCGCGCGTCCTGCGTTGCGGTGCGCCGGTAACTGGTCACGGCCGGGTTGCTTTCGTAGATGCGGCGCTGGCCCTCGCGGGCGGCCCGTAGCATTTCGGTGCGCGCTATGGTTTCCGCGCGGGTTGCCGTCAGGTTGGTTAGCGTCATCAGGTCGCGGGCAACGGCTCGCGGATTGCGACCCTGCGCGATCCCGCTGGACAGCGTCAACCGCATCGCGCCGGGAACGTCCTGCGCGATGCGGTCGAACAGAACCGCGAGCGGTGATCCGTCGGAGGAAAAACCAACCAGCGCTTCGATGGCGTCGGTCGGCAATGCGCTAAACGTCCCCAGCACCTCCGCGGCGCGTCGTGCGTCGCCTGTCGATGCGTACAACAATTGCCCGGTTTCGCTGTTGACCCATTGTAGAGCAGTCTGCTGGCCGTCGGTGACGATACGAACGGCCTCCGGTGACAACGCATCCAGCTCGCGCTGGGTTTGGTCAATCAGGGATTCCAGCCGCGCTCGCATCGCAAGCGCCGCATCCGCTAGTGGCTTGCCCTGCTCCTCGCGCAATGCCAAACGCTCGTCGAGCGCGTCAAGTTCCCGGAAGAGTTTCTGGACCGCCGCGCCGTACGATTGACGTAGCGCGGCAACCGCCGCCTCCTCACGGCGAATCAACCCGTTGCGATAGCGCTGGGCGGCTTGGTATAGCTCGGCCTCGCGCCCGGTAGCTTTTACCGATCTTCCAGAGGCAGGGTTGACCACCCGTAAAAAGGGTGGCTCTCGTACGGCACCTCGGAGCCGTGGTCGCAACAACCATCATCCGATTTGGTCGGCAGCTTTTCGCCGCGCATGATTTTGTCGCGTAGCCTGGTAGCCCACGCGTAGCCAGCGTCGCCACCCCAGAGGTCCCACGCAACACGGCCGGGTGATGGATAGCCGTCCTCGCCCGAGCTGAAGCCCTCGGCCTCTTTATCGACCTCGTGCCGACGGAAAAACGAATACATCCGCAGGATGACGTCCTCGGATATCAGGTCTCCGTTGGCGATCTGGTTGGCCCGCGCGAGGCCGACTCTGGTGCCGCCTGCGCGGCCTTCTTCTTTCCACTCGAGCGCCCGGCGCGCGGCAACCTGCATTGCCTCGGTTGGGTGCGATTTGACGTCAACCGATTTCGCCTCCTC